GTTCCTCTCTGCGCTATCAGTCTACCGATTTGGCCATGGCTTGCCGTTGAGCCAGATCTTTCAGTTCTTCCTCGGTCAAAGGCGGCAGCACCTCGATGGCAAATTCCTTGATGGTTTTGCCTTTGCGGGTGGCATTACCCTTACTGTCGCGCACGGTCACGAACACCTGGCACTCACGGTCGCGTAGTTGCTCATAAATGATGTGCGGCACATGCCAGCCTTCGTCGGCATTGAACGGGATGTACTTGGTGAACGTACCCACCACAGAGTTGCCTGCGGTGATGAACTCACCCTGCCACTCTTTCTTGTGAGGATTCATGCAAGTCAAGCGAATGCGAACCAGCTTGCTAGCTTCCTGGCGCAGTCGATTACGACGTTGACTTTCGGTTTCCTTGGCGTCCGCAGTAGGGGCCTTTTGTGGGGCCTCGTCTTCCTTCAGTGCCGCGTTGACCTTCTCGCGCAGTTTTTCCACGCCAATCGACGGATGGTAGGAAATACCCAGTGCATCGGCACGGGCTTTAAGGACTGCAAGTTCGTCTTGAACGGGCAGATTATCAATGGGGTCGCTCATATAAGTCTCGGCTGTTTAACTGCTAAATACAGGGGGAAGCAAAAAGGGAGGGGAGTAGTTCCCCTCCCCTTGGTCATCACATCTTCGCTGCGGTATGGATCACGGCGATGCGCTCAGGACGCAGAGCCATGAAACCGTAGTACCACTTGATAGACATGAAACCAGTCTCGCCATACGGATCCAGCTGGCTGGCGGTTTCTTCGCCCGGCTTCTTGTGGGTGATCTTGAATTTGACCGTCTGGCCATCGGTCTGGAAACCAATGGTCGTGAAGGACTGATCACCCACTACAACCATCGGGAAGACGTCCACTTTACCATTCGTGGAGTACACGGTACCGTTCGTGGTTGCAGCACCGGCCCCTGCCCAGCGCACCATCTCCGGATGGATGACGATGCGGAACTGGTCGATCATGCCAACCTCACCGTTCAGCGTGGTCGTACCAGCCGCATACTTCTCCACACCGATAAACGCCTGGTTGCAATGCAGGTCAGTCATGGCCTTCAGGGTCGGCAACATCTCGGTCGCGGTGTACAGGACACGGGCGCTCGGGATGACCTTGGTGTCGATCATGCGAGTGCCAGTCGAGATGGTGGTGTGCTTCGGGCAACGGTTGTTGTCCAGGTCAACGTTAAGACGCACCAGATCGGCATAAGTCACCACATCGGTGTCGCTCACAGTGGCCTTGGTCGTCGCCGCACCAGCGTATCGCAGCACACCGGCGCTATTGATCACGTCAATCATCAGCGCGTCTTCGGTGATTTCATGCGCACCGTTGATCATCTCGCGGGAGATGTGCTGCATCAGCTCGGCATCGCTGTCGAAGTCCACCGACTCTTGGGTGTACTCGTCGAAGAAACCAAATTTCTCGATAGAACCCTGGAGTTCAATGCGCTTGAAGCCCACGCGGTTCACACGGCCACCTGCTTCCGACAGCACCGGAAGCTTGCCGGTGATGGTGCCGATGTCCTTGGACGAACCGTACAGGTTGCCGTTAGCGATGGTCACCCCCGCCGCATCAATACCTTGGTCGTTGATGTTGCGGTCATCCAGCAGCGGCATGTAGTGGAATCGCTTGATCGTCTTGCCGAAGTTCTTCGGCATGGCGGTCACATCAGCCAGCTGCATGAAGAACTGCAGCTTCTTGGCTTCGATGAGCGCCTGTTATTAATCTGGGGACCGCGATCAGAGGGATTGCCGCCAGGCGGATCGTTGAATTTGGCTTGGTTCAATTCATTAGCCATGGTGTTCTCCTAGTAAGGAAGTCAAAGATTAAAGGTATTGCGGTTTGACGAGCTTGCTAAATTCCTCGTCGGACATGGCCAAGGGGTTAAACTCCTTGGGGGGAGCCTTGGGCGTGCTCACCGCAGTCGGACTGGCCGCACGCTTTTTCTCCTTGACTTTCTCAACACTCTCAGGCTTCGGCTTGGAAGGCGGCATCACCGGCTTCGCAGCAGGGGCAGTGTTTCCTTGGCGTCCCAAGGAGTTAAAGCCGCCACGGGCGTGAATTGCATCACCAATCTTCCGGTAGGCTTCAATGTCGGAAAGTCCTTCCAGACGGCCCATCATTCGTTCGTGTTCTAGCTCCTTGGCAATTAGATCGAAGACGCCGTTTTCCATGTGGGCATTGAGCACCTTCAGTAGCTGGGGCTGTTCCGCGATGATCTGACGGGAAGTCTGGTCCCATTCTTTGGATACGACGTGTAGGGTCTTGCTGTAAGCGGGACTGTCCTGAATGTCTTCCAGTACTTGGTCTAGCTCAATTTCCCTATCGTCGATCCGATGAACCGAAGGTTTGTAGTCCGCTGCCTTGCTCTCATCGAGATCCAGCGGATCAATCCCCGATTCTTTAATGAGCTTGCTGATCGCGGCAGGGTTTTTCTTCTGCACATCGATAAGAAAGCCCAACTTCTCTTCACTGAGCAAGTCGTGGGTTTCCAACAACTTGAGCAGCTTCAAATTCGGTTTGATCGCCGCCATCTTCTTGTTGTAGTTGGCCCCCATCTGCATGAGAGCAATGGCGTCGTCAATGTTTTTAACCTGTATCTCCTTGCCATTGGCACGGAAAGGACGGGTCAGCTTTTCGTAGGCGGCCCTGTAGTCAATTTCTTCATCAGCCTTAACCTTAGCCGCATCAGATTCAGGAGAGGTTTCCGCAGCCGCTTCGGCGGTGTTGCCGGATTCCCCCTCGTCCGCATCCTCGGCATCTACCGAGGACTCGCCTGACGGCTCGTCACTCGGAGCTGCCTCGGCTGCGTCCTCGGTATCAGTGTCAGTAGTGGCTTCGGCCTTAGCCGCTTCGGGGGTTTCAGTGGAATTAGGGGTAACGTCCTCGTCATTCTGCACCGAAGAGGTATCTACGACAGGAGGAGGCACAGCAGCCCGCAACCACTCTTCGTCAGACATCGCCAAGTAGTCCTGTTCCTGTGCCATATCAGTTCAGCCCCTCTGCCAGCAGTTCTTCACGGGTAGCTTCATCCTGTTCAATCGATTTGCGAGCCATATCAGCTTGAACACGGATAGTGTTGAAATATTGAGAAAGCGATCCAATCGCGCTCATCTGCAGTTCAATGGCTTTTTGCATTTCATCAGACTGGGCCTGCGGACTTGCTTTGAAATGAACGAGACGAATCGCCTCTTTTTCAAAGTAGCCCTCCAAAATCAGCTTTCTGAAATCCCGATTGCTTTTCAGTCGTTCGAGAGCATCACCCAGTTCCACCAATTTCTTGTGGTGGATGATGCTTTGCTCCACTTGATTGAGAAGCGTACTGCTCATGAATAAAACTCTCCAATAAAAATCGGTATTACCGAATTAGGACGAACTATACATCAATTTGATTGCTTTGTAAGCGTGGTTTTTGCCTTGATGTATTCCTTGATTAAATCGGTCTCCATCTTTTCACGCGCAATCTGTTGTTCTTTTTCTTTCAGCAACAGTTGACTTTCAGCTTGACGCCCTGCTAGCTGCAGATTACGTTCTTGTTTCACGCCAGACTCTTGTTCAACGAAATCCAAGTTCTTCAAATCGGTGTCAGACTGAATATTCGCAGCCTTGGCCTGTTCGGTACCAACCTTAGCTCCACCCAATTGAGCATCAGCGTAGAGTTTCTGGCTCTTGGCACGCTCGGCTTCCACCTGTGCTTCAAGCAAGGCTACTTGTAGCTCTTGCATGCGCTGTTGCAGCGGGTCAGGCTGCGGTTGGTAGGACTCGATCTTCTTGGCCAGATCCGGCATCTTGCGCAGGCGGGCAATGTCAGCCAGGATCATTCGACTCAGCTCCGGGTCCATGTTGTTACCTATGGTCTGAAGCATGTAGGCCAACTGCTCGGCCTTGTTGTTGTCCTCTTCTGCTGTAGAGATAGACAGGCGCAAGTCAAAATTGCCTAATAGGTCTTCTCGCTTGATCGTCACAAAGTGGTCATTCGTGACGCGGATGACCTCTTCCTCGCTCAGGAACTCGCTGTTCATGGCGATGATCTTCTTGCCTATTTTGATCAGGCCAGCAGACAAACGACGCAAGATAGCCAGTTCACGTTTTGACGCGGCATCGAGTGCTCCTCGAATACCGGCAGCGACATCACCCAAAGCATGTGAGCCGATACCCACAGAGTAGGCTTTCACGCCCGTGAGCGATTCAGCCTCCATGTTCTGTACCTGCATCATGAACTGAGCTGAGGCCGGGATCTCTGGGTAGGTATGCATGAACACACCCTGGCGCGGATCCACGTTGGCATTGAACTCGTAGTCCAAGCCCTTTTCAAACTTCCTGCGGTTGGTGGCATCCAGCATGTCCTTGCGAATGCCCATCTGACCATTGGCGGACCGACCCAGGATGTCAATCATCCCACGCATCACCGCACCCAGAATCTTCTGGTTGTCCTCTAACAGTTCACCGTCTGGCTCGCCATAGACGCTGCGCTGCACCGGCAGGTACGGAACCACGACAAACGGGATCTTTTTGTCTGGGAAGGGGGATTCTTCCAGACGGATCATCACATCCCCCACCCAAGACGCCACAATCGGCTTGACCACGCCGGAACCGTCAATATCCCAGTAGCCCCAGTACTCATACACCACAAACATCTTGCGAGGTTTATCGGCAAAGTTGAACGCTGTAGCTGCGTTGACGTTGCTAGTCGAGCTGTAATAGGGATCCCCCAGACGACTGTTACCGTCGATCACGATCTTGTCCAGGTTATGGTAGACCCCCTGTTTTTCCAGCTCAGATAGCGAGGCCTCAAAACTGAAGATCACAAACTTAGCTTTGTCCATGTCACCCAGACAGGACGGATCAATGATCACGTTGTCCAGATTGCAGACTTGCAGCGTTGGCTGGTTCTTCACCGTCCGCGTGAACTTTTGCTTGCTTACCCCAACTTGGTGGGGCACGTAAGGCACACCCGAGGCTATCGTCATTTCGTGGGCTTGACGTAGTTCATCAGGCACGTCACTCAAGTACTGGCTAGGAGACTCCTGCCACAGCTGAGCCAGTTGCTGGTGCAGCTCCGCCGCCGATTCGTCAATGACGAACTCCCATGCGGGAACTTCTTCTACTACCTCCTCTTCTTCGAACTCCCAGCCCACCCGAACTACGGCAGTGCCCTCATTGACTAGGCTACGCACGTAATCGTCAATGAACTTATTGCGGTCGATCTGATTGTTGAACTGGTGATTTAGCACCAGCTGGTTCTGTCGTGCCGCCTCCCGATCCTCCCAGGTTACCGGATACACGTTGAACACTTCATCCGTGGACAGGAATGGCTCACTCAAGGACGGGTAACGCCATTCCGCCTGCTTGCGGATTAGCTTTGGTACGATTTGGCTGGTGCCCTTGGGCGTATTGACCTTGGCTGATCCCGTGACATTCAAGTTGTCACGCCATTTGTTGAGCTTGGTTTTATGCGCTTCGTGTGTGGGAAGCGCCAATTCCAAATCCCGTTTCAGCGCCGATACAGTCGGCGGATTCTTCCAATTAACTAATTTAGAAACAGGTGCAGATTGGAGTTCAGGCTGAATATCGTCCATATGGCGATCCTTATTCAAAGGGATGCAGAATTATGTCAGACCTAAACTTCCT